ACCGTTGCTCAGACGCTCCCAAACATCCGCCGGATCGACACGACGCTGATGATCTCGGCGGACGACGACGACGTATCGGCATTGAAGGGGCTGGAGAGCCTGCCGAAGGACCCGCGCTTGCACATCTCGGTGAAGCCGCGGGAGGACTCAAGGGGAGCGAAGTACGACCGCGCCTTAACGGAGGCGCCGGCTGACCTCTACCTGCCGGCGATCGATTGCGCGCCGATCCTCACCCCCGGCTTCGATCAGATACTGCTCGACAAGGCGGCGCGGTTTCCGGACAGGATCGGCGTCATCCACACTCAGTTCGTCTACCGCGGCACGTTCCCGCCGGCCCTGCAGGCCATGACGGCCGGGTTTGTCGCCAAGATGGGCTACATCTACAATCACGATTATCCGTTCTGGTTCATCGACCACGAAACCGATGACATGGCGCGGCTGATCGGGCGCTATTTCTACGCCAACATCGACATCCCGACCGGCCCGACGCGGCCCGCCAAGACGCACCGCTTGCGTGATCTGCAATTCTGGACCTCGTATTACGACCTGATGGCGCTGGATCGCCGGGCCAAGGCCCGCGAGATCATCCAGGGCGATGATTTCCTGACGCCGGACTGGCTCAAGGCCGACCTCTTGGAAAACTTCACATGGATCGAGAACCGCTCCCGTTTGATCAACGAGGGGGTTCGCCGGGATGCCGCGACCATCGAGGCGCAACGCGGTGAAAGTGGCCCTCCTGACGAGGGCTACATGCGCGCCAAAGCTAGGGCAGAGCAAAAGCTGTCCGAATACCTTCTGGCTTTGAAAGCCGCAGCTTAAGGAGACGCAAACATGCCCTATACCCGAATTGGGACTATCGGCGACAACGTTATTTCGGCGTTCAACCCCGTCGCCGGCACGCCGACCGGCTCGCGCATCAGCATTCCATCCCCCGTGCGCGGGCAGTTGATGGAAGCCGGATTCATGCCGTCCTCTCTGGTGGCCTCGGCCATGACGCTGGCGGTGGCGATCGGCTCGAATGCCAGCCTGACGGTATCGAACTTCACCAACGCGATCACGTCGACGCTCGGCACATTCTCGTCGCTCAACCTGCCCGAGGGCGCATGCGCGTCGGTCATTCCGCCATCGCCGACATTCCTCAACCAGGGCGATGCGATCCAGTTCACGACCTCGGGCGGCAATGCCTCGCAGATCGGCGCCACGGTCTACGCGATCATCAGAGGGGTATAACCGATGGATGATGCAATCTACCGCATCATTGCGAGCCGGTCGCTGGCGCTCAATTCAGTCGGCGGGGCGCTCGCAAGCACGGCTTCACTCGGCGCACAGACCTATGTGGTGGAGTTGAGCTTTGCCGGCTCTACCTCATCGACCGGCGGCGTCCGGTTCAACATCGGCGACGCCGGTCTGACGGTCAGTTCGACGGCCGGGCCGTTTCTGCCGGCGAATTTGCCCAAACGTTACAAATGCACGCCGGGCCAGATCGTCGGCGCGATCAGTAACGACGCGGCCACCCCGTCGCTGACGATTGTGGAGCTGTCGAATTAATGCAGACCACAATCGTCAAGCTCACCGAAAGGCGATCCATCGCGGTCTATTCGGCCGACGATGTGGAGCCAATCCTTGAGCACAACAAGATGCTTCGGGGCATGGAGCAGAAGGGCGACTTCCGTCACCTCGGCTGCGTTCCGAACGTCATCTGCGTCAAGTGGCTGAACGAGGAATGGGAGCGCGGCAACTACATCCGGTACCTGTCCAAGGAATGGGATGCGCTGCTCGCCCGCAAGCTGAAAGACCCGGAATGGGCCTACCTGCGCACTGACGCGCCGGCGCATCGCGTGGGATACGGGTCATGACGATTTCGACATATGCGGAACTCCAGACAGCCGTTACGAACTGGCTGGACCGTTCCGATTTGTCGTCACGTATCCCCGAGTTCATCGTCCTGTTCGAGGCCGCGCTTAACCGCCGGCTGGCCGTTCGCCAGCAGGAGACATCCACGACGCTGACTGTAACGGCGGGTGCCACGACCTTGCCTACCGATTACCTGCTGTGGAAGCGCGTAACTTGGCAGGGCAGCCCGACGCGCTATCTCGACTATGTCACGCCCGCGTTTCTCTCGGCGTTCAACGCAGCGGGTGCGAGCGGGCCTCCGACGTATTTCACCATCGAGGGCAATACGCTCAAGGTCGGCCTGCTCGACAATACCAGCCTCAGCCTGCTTTACGCGCAGAAGGTGCCGCCGCTCGCCACGACTGACCCAAATTGGCTCCTGACCGCGCATCCCGATGCCTACCTGTTCGGAACACTCGCGGCTGCCAAGACTTTCACGACCGGAGACGAGGCCCGCGGCGCGGCGCTATCGGAATTCAAACTGACGGTCGAGGGCATCGTTGACGACCTGAACAAACTCACTTTTGCGCAGATGGGATCTGTGCAGCAGCGCACATTGAGCCCGACGCCGTGAGCGCACTGGAATTCGGGCCATGGGAGCCCGACGCAGCCGGAGTAAATGCGCAGGTTCTGGCAACGGCCAAGAACGTATGGGCGGCCAAGGGTGGCTATATCCCGATTCCGAGTTTCAACGCCATCAGCCTCAGCGCGCTGCCCTCGAAATGCGTTGGACTGGCCTTTGCGCGCACCTCAGCGGGCGGCTGGCTCATCATCGCGGGGACGAGGACCAAGCTCTACAAATTCCAGTCGAACGCATGGGTGGACATCACAAGGGCGTCCGGCGGCGACTACGCGGTTACGGTAGATGATTACTGGTCGTTCACGCAATTCGGAACGCAGCTCATCGCGGTCAATATCGCAGACGATCCGCAAGTGGTCGATGTCGACGGAGGCGTAACGAACTTTGCAGCGCTCGGCGGCACACCTCCAAAGGCCCGATATGCGACGGTCGTCGGTGATTTTGTGGTCCTGGCGTCTCTTTCGAGTGGCGACCGGAAGGCGCGCAACTCCGCGATCAACGACGCCACGGGCTGGACGGTCGGTACCAACCTTTGCGACGAACAGGAATTCGCGGACGGCGGTCGCGTTACAGGGCTGGCCGGCGGCGAATATGGCTATGTGGTGCAGGAAAAATCCATCCGGCGGATGATCTTCCAGCCGGGATCGGACATTGCATTCCGGTTCGAGCGTGTCGAGGCTGAGCACGGGGCGGCTGCCGGCTATTCGCTCGCTTCATCGGTCAACTCGATTTTCTTCCTGGCGAACGACGGTTTTTATCAGTTCAACGCGAACGGGCTGAACCCGATCGGAGCGCAGCGTATCAACAAGTGGTTCCGGGCCAACAGCGATTCCGCCCGCTACTTCGCCGTCGTGGCGTTCACCGATCCGTTCGCGCCTCGCATCGGATGGGCATTCTACAATTCGGCAGGATCCGTGAACTTCGATCGTGTTCTCTTTTACGACTGGCAGATCGACCGGTGGACCTACGGCGAGGTCACGGCTCAATACTGGTCCTCGCTGGTGACGGCCGGCGTCACGCTGGAGGATCTGGACGTTTACGGCAGCATCGACGGCGGCGGCATTCCCTACCCGTTTGACTCGCGGGTGTGGGAGGGCGGTGCGCCGGTCATCGGGGCGGTCAACGCTGACGGTGAAATGGCGTTTCTTGAAGGCGCCGCGCCGCTGGACGCTGTTCTTGCCACGGGGCCGATCCATCTCACCCCCGGCTATCGATCGAAGGACTTTGAAATCTATCCGTTGGGTGTTCTAAACGGGGCTTCCCCAACAATCCGCATCGGCAAGCGCGAGAACACCCAGGCTGCCGTGTTGTTCACGTCCGCGGTCGCGCCGAGCAGCTTGTCTGGCCTCTGGCGCGTCACGGCCTCGGGCCGCGTGCATGAATTCGAGGTCACGATCACGCAAGCCACCGGCACGCTCTGGACCCACATGCAGGGGCTTGACATCAACGCTGGCACGGCGGGGCGCAAATGAGCGGCCCGTGGGATGCCGATCTACGCCGCGTCGAAAACGAACTCAAGCAGGGGCTCGTTTACGTTGCCGGCGAATTCGTTCTTTCGACATCCGGCACGACAACGACGATCACGCGCGTGGGCGTCTCGGCGTCTTCGGTGGTCAATCCGGTCCCTTTCGATACCGGCGCGAAAAATGAAGGCATCCCAAAGATAGTTCCGGCCAACGGTTCGTTCGTCATCACACACACGTCGACATCGACGCCGCGCACCTATCGCTATGTGGTGCATACGCCGCAGTGAGGTAGCCAATGGCCGGACTTTATGATGACGCACCGAAGCAATCGGACGGCGGGTTGCTTGGGCTGCTTGCGCAA